CTTTTGTAAATGTTAAGTTTCTAGTACCTGTGTCAAAAGATGCAGTTATTAATGCTAAACTTGCAGATGTATTTAAACTTGCAGTCGTTGAATTTAAATTAGTTACTGATGTGTTTAAACTTGCAGTAGTTGAATTTATATTTGAAATTGATACTAATGCAGATGCACTAAATGTATTTAAATTAGTTATACTAGTTACTATACTGGCAGTTGATTGAGATGCAGTAAAAGTATTTAATGCATTTATACTAACTTCTTGTGATGCAGATGATGCATTTAAATTAGTTACTGATATGTTTAAAGATGCAGTTGTACTTTCAATATTATTCAACCTACCATCTTGCACTAATTGAGAAGCTGCAAACGATGCTGAATTAGCATACGAACTTGAAGCCGCAATTAAAGAATTGATTTGTTGTTGTTGTACAGCGTCTACTGCTGCAACTGATGCAGATATTGCGTATGAGCTGGTTGCTGCATTTAAATTACTAATACTTACATTTACAGATGCAGATGTAGTCTCTAAATTATTTAATCTAATAGTAGCACTTGCAGTAAATGAGTTTAATGATGCTAAAACACCATTTGAAACAGATGATGCAGTCAATGCATTTGATGCAGAAGCAACTGACATTGCACCTGTTAAATCATTTGTTATTAACGAATCTATTAAATCATCATTAAATGTTCTTACCTCTGTTGCGGTTATACCACCGACACCATTGGTATCGTATGTACTATCACTTGAGGTCTTTAATTGTGAGCGAGTTAAACTTGCCATATCTTTTTTCTTTTATCTTTATTTATTATTTAACAAAGTGACAACACAAATTTCCCATTGAAATCTGCATTAAAGTCACAGTTGAAATCTCCTTGATTTACTACTGGTGCTACATTTCTATCTGCTGCACCTGCAAGAATTGGCCCTAATAATTCTATTTGACATTCTCCTGTCGTTATATTATAATCATTTATACTTCTTAAATGAAATAGATTGCCTCTAAATTGTACCAAGTCATTTAGTTCTATTTCAAAATAATCTGCTAATGGTATAATGCCCTCTGCTCTTAATATGCGAGTAGTTGGATTATATAATAGAGATATATAAGTTTCCCAATATTCTGTGTATAGATTTTCAGTTGGTACTTCTCCATATACTGCTGCTTCATTATTAAAAAGTAATGACTTACTATTAGTTGTTGGAAAACTACCTGATACTACATTATAATTGTCAAAGTATGGAAACTTATTTTGTTGTATAGTAACACCTGAATTAGTCAATGAGCCACTCTCAATATAATATGTTTCACAATCTATTAGACCATTGTAAAAATACATATGTGGTAAAACTCTACTTGGATTATAGTTTTGGTCACTAATAAATGTTGGTATGTATATTGGAATTATTTGACTCATAATGTATTTTTTATCTACTACATAATACGGATGATACTCCTATTACTCCTGTTGATGAATTTATTGGATATATTGGGCCCCCATTTGCAAAGAAAGTATATCCTGTTATTGGCGTAATTCCATATTGGTCATAATAAGCAACTTGGCCTGATGTCAATAATCCATTAGCAGTATATATTTGTATTGCTATTGGTGAACTACATGCGTATTGTGCACCACTACTAGTAAACTTCCATGTTCCTGCACTATATTGTGTAATAGTAGCAGTTGCACCACTAACACTACCTGATAAACCTGTTCCTGCAATCTTAATCAATGGATTAGAAGCAAATGTAGTTTTAACTTCAAACTCACCTTGTGAGAAAAAGTTTTGATTATCTACAAAATATTGTTTACCATATTCTCTATTGGCCGCTTTACTAAATTGTTGTGAGATATAATCTGTATCTAAAGTATCACCAAAGTTTAATTTATTAACTGCTAAGTTATTTGCAGATATTACATCAATTGGTTTGTTTAAATTTAGGTATTTATTAAAGTCTTTTATTTCACCTTTATTATACCAATTATTAAATGTTTCAACTATAATATTATTTGTATTATTTCTGTCAGGATAAATTATTAAATTAAACTTCTTTTGAATACCTTTGATAAAGTCCACTAATTTAATACCTGTTGTTCCAAACGGCATATTAGAAGGTATATCCATTACTCTACCATCTGCTGCCTGATTGACCTGTTTGATTTCCAAATAAGATTTTGTTGTTGATAATGGGTCTAATGTTACAACTGGCAAAGCTGCAACTGCTGATGGAAAGTTAGGTGATTGTCTAATTTGGAAATAATAACTACCTGTTGGCACATCATCAAACTTAAACTCAGTTGCTAATTCATATGTTGTATTGATACCACCCGTTCTACTTTGTTGTAATTGGTCAAAGAAAAATATATAAGATTGTATTGCACGAGTTGAATATGGTGTTGAACTACCTGTTTCTAATAAACGAATTTGCCATGTTCCATTTGCTGAAAGTGTACCTGGCATATTATTTACCGAGCAACTTACATTGACATTTATATTTAATACTCCTGTTAGATTAGTAGCTTTATCAACTCTGTATGCACCATTATTATAAAAACCTTGTGGGTCAGATAATTCGTTATACCAAGGTAAAGTAACAAAACTACCTGATGGTAAGTTTATATCTGTCATACCACTACCTGATATTGCACCTACTTTAATTTTACCATATGTTTCCAAATCAACAGAACTAAACTCAGGATACTTTAATGCATTATTGCAAATCATATAAACATCATCTAAAAAGGCTGAGTTCATAAATGATGATGAGTATGTATATCCGGTTGTATCAAATACTGCATCCCATACATCTTTAACTCTGATTGCAGGCTTAAAGTTTTGTACAGTCAATGCACCATTCTGGTCATCCATACCAAATAATTGATATTGACCTGATGTGAATTGATAACCTGAACCATAATCTGCAAGTGGATAAACTATACTACCACTAAATAAATTACCACTCCAACTTGATGTAATATTATTATAAGATGCTGTATGATTGAATTGCTCCAATGTATTTAAATCATTTAATGTCAATTTATTTATATCTCTACTAAATGAAGATACTATACCATAAAGAGTTATCTCATATGAGTCTATAAACTTATTTTCATATACAGTCACTTTATTTAATTGCAAATATCCAGTAACTAAATAGATACCATCAAAATCTAAATAAGCAGCTACTTTTGTATTAGTTGCGAATAGATAAGGATTGGTTACTGATATGTCATATACATGTTCAAAGAATGCATTATTCTTTTTTGTACCAGGCAACATAATAGTCCTACTAAAATCAGCTGGAATAGTTCCTATGTCAAATAGATTTGTAATATTATTACTTATCTTTATTTCCTCATCTTGAAATAAATCTAATATAATATCATTAGCAATTAACTTGGTTTGAAATCCTTGTGTACTCCTTATTGCCATATTATAAAATTAATTTATATCCTTGCCCTAATGAGAATTGTATTGTATATTGTATTAACTTATCTACAACATGAGTTTTAAAGTCTAGTGTAGATGTGTTAATCGTTAATGGCTTAACTGTTTGTGAGCCGGTCTTTTCATCGTATTGCCAATATATTTCCTCACTTACTAATAATTGTTTGAATATATCATTATAAGATTCATCTAACCAATCAGTATTTACTAATAGATTTTCATTAGAATCAACAATGTATCTTTGTATAGAGGTATCATGTGATTCATATCCAAATGTTCTACTATTCCAATTACCTAGTTGTGGCTGATAAACTCTAGCTTCAGTATTGAATTGTTCTTTTGACACACCATTAAAGTTATATTTGTCAAATTGCCCATATCTGTTTTTCCACCATACTCTTACATTTGGATACTTATTCCTACATTCTATATTAAAGTTTAATTTTGACCCAATAGAAACACTTCCAGAGTATGCCTGAATAGAGTATGCATCTCCACTTCCTAATAATGTCAATGGAAATCCACTTGCATTAGGACAATATGGTACTTGCTCTATTTGAGTTGTTGTTAAATTTGTTGTTGCAACTAAATTATATGTTCCTGTACTACCTTCACTACCTGAATAAACTATCTTTGTTGGTATAATTGTATTTAAGTTTCCTTTGAATACACCCAATGTTCCACCATGTTCTAAATAAACAGATTGTGAGCCAGGTCCATCAGTTAAGAATGGATAATAAACAGATTGTGATTGTAGTGGTGTTCCGATTGCATTTGGGAATATATCATAACCATCTAATGCAACAATGACGGATGATGATGCTAAACTAGATGTTACATAATTTATTCCATTATAATATCTGTAAGATGCATCTGCTTTTACATATTTTGTATAAGATGTATTTGCATATGAGGAATCATTAAATGTTGAGTTAACAATTCTACTTACATCAAATATACCAACACTTGAATTGTTAGGGTATTTAAATAAAGTATAATTAGCAGTAGAGCTAGAATTGGTCAATGACCCACTCCAATAATATAAATCTAATTGATATTGAAATTGAGATTGTGTTACATCTGTTGATGAACTAACAGTAAAAATCATTGGTGATTGAGACAATGATGCAGATGCTGGAGTTTGTATAATTGTAATCGGCATTAATTCTTTTATTATTTAACCAACTGACCTACCGATTGTATTTAACGAAGCGAAGCTTTAATTTGGTCTATGAATGCTTTCTTTAATTCCTTAGCTAAATCTCTCTTAATAGTTTGTGTAAATGCATCTTTAAACCAAGGTCTTGCAGGTTTAATATACTTTGTACCTGTCTCTAAATATAAACCATACTTTACAGTTTTAACTACAATAGTATTTCTTAGTTGTACAACCTTAACTGAATTTAATAATGTTCTACTTTGAGGTTGTGGATATTTCCAATAGGTAGGATTTCTTTTAAGATAATCAGTCTTTAAGGCCTGTCGTCTTGTAAGTTTTCTATTATTACTACCATTTAAGTTTCTAATAATATTTTCTCTTAACTTAGGAACAATCTTTGCAATTGCTTCTTGTAAAGTCATTATGGATTAAGATTAATAGTGCAATAATTAAAGCAGTTGTTTGGAACTGATATATCAAAGTTTATTGCCCATCCTGCTAATACATTGTCAAATCTATCTAAGAATGGTGCTGTTGTAATACTTCCTAATTCAAATTGTCCAAAGTTATTAGTATAAGCCATTACATCATTCATTATACCCATAAGATTTGCATAAATGTCATTTACATCATCTATTCCCTCATATGGTAGTACCTGCTTATTCTTATTATTAATTGAATCTGGTGTGATTAACTTTGGTTTGTCTGCAAGGATTAAAGTAAAATTATAAGTTACTATTTTATCTGTAATTACAGTTGAGTCAACATTTATATTTGCAATTGGATACATTGGAAATTCTTTTATATCCAAAGAAAATATATCTCCTTGTGATACAAACCCAATAGAAGGATGGTTTTTAAGTATTGTTTTCCAATAGTCCATCATCACATAGTAAACACAATAATTACTTGCAGAGTTTAATGTTGACATAATATTTTATTTTAGAAGTGAATTCCCCCGAAGTACTGTGAAGATTTATCCGGATAGACCTCTGTTTGGTCACCCGTTACTTGTAGATACTCTGGTATACCACCTGCGTTTGATGTTGCTATTAACCAATCTTGCATTCTAGTTGCGTAGTAGTCTGCATTGTTTAAAGCTTTATTCAATAGATAATCTAATTCTACTTTTGTTGGTGATGTAGATTGTTCAGATAAATGTTTTACTGCTCCACCTGATTTAAAGTCAATAGATGAGAATGGGATAAACTCAGTGCAACCATACCATATTAAAGTAGGTTTTACATAATCTTCTAATAGTGTTTGGTAATCACCAGTAACACTACCTGATTGTATAGATGTTTGTAATTTATCATAAAGTACAGTACCTAATAAATTAAGCATATACTTTTCTTGTGCAGTCCTAATAAAAGGAATTAATTTATCTGCATCTATTGCTCCACCTAATGGAGTATTTTTTATAATGTCATTTCTGCTTACGAATAATGCGAAGGCCATAGTTGTATTCTTTAATTATTTAACAAAGTGGTTATTCATAATCATTTTTGAAAAACGCAGAACTCACTTTTGGTAATGGTTCATTTGGTGTTGGTTGTGGTGTAGACTCTGCATCATCAACTTGTGATTGTTCATTTGCAGTTTCTTCTACTTGAGTAATTGTTTGACCAGATTCTTCTGCCTGTTTAGATGTAATAGAGAGTGGCATAATTTGTTCCACATATAAGTCCGTGTTAGTGTATCCACCTTTTTCTAAAACCTCCTCTATATGACCTAATAATAAGTTTTGGAATGGTACAATAGTCATACTCTGTAAGATACTAAATGCCATCGCCATCTCATCTGCGTTAGAACTAAAACCATTTACTTCTGTACGAATACCGAATAATAAAGGTGAGGTAATTCTATGTGCAACTAATATTCTATCTTGTGCGTATTTTGCAACATACTCATACTTCTCATGTAAGTTTTCAGTTTGTATTGCATCGAATGTAGGTTTGTTTGCAGCATCATCATTAAAGGTAATCATAAATCTACCTGCGTTTCTAGTGCCTGTAAACTTAGATACGATTTGGTCTTCTATTACATCTCTTTCCTCAATTGGTGGTACTCCATTATTTAAGTTGATTGCAACTAAAGGTAAGAAACCATTTTCAATATTGTTTAAGTGTAAGTTTGATAACTCTGCTTCACTTGCTGTAAATTGTAATGCTGAAATCCAATCAGGTAAAGAATAATAATATTTACCTGGTGTATATCCTTTAATATATGCAATCTCTACTTTCTCTTTAGATGTACCGAATGCAGGTATTTTCTTTTTATTACGAATGGCTTTCATATCATTCCAGTCAATACAATAAAAGTAATTTTGTATTTGTGGTTCTCCGTATAATTTCTCTGCACGAAGTTTCTGTACCGGTATATGATACATTCTTAAAACTTGTGTATGGTCATCATTCCAAACGATTTGCATTGCTGCATTACCAAATAATTTTAAATCAAATGAAATCTTTCTACCACAATTTTTACTCAATACCTTTTTCAAAGTATCTTCAAATTCTGCATTGTTTGTAAAGATACCTTCACCATATATTAAATCAGCAATACCTTCTACGCATGCTGCATTGGTTGTAGATGTGTTATACGATTCTTCTATTAAGAAAAAGAAATCGTCATTATCATAAACACCAACAGGTACCCAAGTTTGTCTTGTTTTGGTATCTTCGGTGATAATAGGTATTTCGTGCCTGCTTAGATTAATTACTTTTAAGTCGTTCATATTATAATATTATGTATTCGTTAGATGATGTGTAAGATAAGCTAGTATCATTCTGTGTTGTGTAATTTACTTT